AAACTTTTGCCATTTATATAGCCTCCTTTATCTCTCTTTTAATATTATTGTACCAAAAAAATTTTCTTTTGTCAAGTTAATTAATCCTTTATTTTAAGCACAGATAATAATTTATCTATATCTTTTTCAACATAATCTTTAAGATGCTGATCAGCTTTATCTGTTAATTGTTGAATAAAAATTGCTTGTAATTTGGAAGATATGCTTTCTGCATTAATCTCTCTTAATCCTTCTATAATTAAGGGCATTTGAGTTACAATGGCAGCCATAGAAGTTAAAGCTACTTGATTACCAAATTTATCTTGCTCAGATAAAACATCTCCACCTTTATAATAAGCTAGATTACCTTTTCTAACTTCTTCATAAATCGATTGTAAAGCTCCATCTGAAAATTCAATTTGATTTAATTTCATATAGCGGTAAGTTTCCCATAAATGGCCCATAGCAAAAGTTTTTGACCTCCATTTACCGTCTCTATTTTGATATGTATGTTTATGAGATGATGTATAAGCTATAATTTCATTATATAAAGGATCATCAGACGCTTGCTGAGTCATTTTCTTTTCTTGTAATTCTTTTATAACTTCTTTTAAATCAACTTCCAAACGAGCAAAATTAATATCTGACATACGGATACGAGTTGATAAAGACATAGTTCCTTCTAAAATATCTTCTAGAGTTAAATTACTAATATATTCAACATTTTTATCTGAATCTCCATAAAAGCCCACTGCATAGGTAATAGGCTCAAATAAAATATCACGAATTTTATTAATTAAATAATATCCAATAGCCATTTGAGATAATAATTGAGTATATAAAATAATTGCTTGAGCATCAGAAGCTGATTCATCAAAATTATTTTTCATAAAATCTTCCATATTAGCGCTATTAATCTGACGACGATAATTTTTTACAATCGTATTTTTTAATTGTAAATTTTCAATTTGCGCTTTAATACGCATAAAATTTCCTAAGAAATCATCAAGACTATTTGCTAAAGTATGGAGAACCGATAATACTTGATCTTGAGTTTCAGCAGAAGCTAATTCGCTTCCAGCTGTCTCCATTATTTCCATTGCCCAATCTTTAGTATAAAGATCTTCATACATAATATTTTCTCCTTTAACACAAAAAAGGGGAAATGCGGTTTCCCACATTTCCCCTAATTTTTTTTAATAATTAATTGCTAAACCGCAATTATAGCAATGCCTCATGATCAGCTTCATGAGAAGTACTATGACGATGTAGATCTTGACTTCTACCATCTTTAATAATCTGAATAGCTGCTAACACTTTCTTACTATGATCAAATCTTGTATAATCTGGGAATGCATCCATAGTAAATGTAAATGTACTTGGATCTCCAGAAGATGCCATAGTAAATGTGAAATTAGATTGAATCTTGCAGTTAGGAATAATAAATTCTGCTGGTAAGTCTACACCATTCTGATCTCTGAATAGAGTAGAAGCTTCAAGATAATAGTTACCACCAAATTTATCTGCGGTAATTTCAATCTGTTGTGCATCACTTTGACGCTCTACATAATAATCAACAAGAACGCTGTCAAACTCTGTAGTAATATCTGGTACATTACCATCTCCAGAAATAATATATTTACTATTTCCTTCTTCCTCAGAAGCATCATAGCAATCATGATAATTAACTTTAATTACATAATTTCCATCTTCATCTACAGTAAGCTCTTTACCATGCTCTGGAATATAAGGTTCTGAAATAATGTCTCCATCTTTCATAAACATTACATAAGCATAATTACCATTTTTATCACTTGGAAGATATGGCTGATTTGAAAGTGGAATGTAAACAGTTACATCTTGAGTTCCATCACTTTCAACAGTAACCACATTTCCATCAATGGTTTCAGTTACGTGCTGATAAACTGGTTTGCTACCAGAAGCTTCAATAAGTCCTGCACCAGACAGAATCATAAATCCTTCTGGAGAGATAAGCGCATCCTCCATAGTGAAGGTTACTGTACGCTCACCTTCCCATGCAACCAAACGAGAGTTACCACGTCCACCTTGAGCATATACTGTTGTAGCAGCACCTTCCATACTGGAAGTCTTCAAGGTATCAAAGTAGATAACAGGTTCATTTGCATAGAAGATTTTATTACCAATCTTAGTTGCTGCTTTAGCTTTTAAAACAACATCGCAAATTTCACGAACACCAAACTTCATAGTGTATATTCCTCCTTGTTTTTTTTAATGGATATCTTTCATCCAGTTGTCGGGCTGAGAATCAGGTTTTCCGCCCGCAAGTCGTGTGCGGATATCTATATCCCAATTAGTATATAGTGAATATCTTTCCATAAGATCATATATTTGAAACATAGTTAAGTTGGTTAACTCAGCCATAGACATTGGCAATCCAACAGAAAGAATAGAAAGATACTTACTAAACACGCTAGAATTAGAGCCACCTTTTTGTGCGGCAACTCTTTGACGACCTCTCATTAATTTTTCCGCAATTTCTCTAGCTTTTTCATCAACAGGATTAAAAGCTTGTTGATCCATTGATCCACTATTGGAACAAAAGATTTGTCTAAGATAATCTTGAAGAATCTCAAAATTCGATTCATCAATAGTAACTGCAATTTCTCCCTTTTGGAGTATTAATGAGCGTGGAGTAAAAAGAGCTTTAAAACCAGGAAATAGAATAGATAAAACTTGTATTACACTAATCTTTTTTTCCTTCTCTTCTTTACTCATCACTACTGTCATAAATATCTGAAAATTATTTACTTCATCTAGAACATTTTTGTCCTCTATGAACATACTTTTATATAGACAAAGACATTGTACGCCAACAAAAAAATCATTTTCTCCTATCATAGAAATTTCTTTAATAGTTGGTTGATGAATTGCAATTTGGCATTCTGGAACTGGTATATCTACTCCAGTTAATAAAGCTAATCTAATATCCATTTAATTAAATAATAGGATATTGATCCCTAAAGTCTTTCTCAAAATTAGCTTGATCTTTTGGATTTGCCATTGGACTCTTATCTTCTTCTCCATGAATAGCTGAATACATTAAACAAAGTCCAGCATACTCATTTGTCAATACAATTTGAGTCGCTCCAGAAAATTGCAAAGTACCAATACCTGTTAAATGCTTATTATTAAACATAGAATCAATTTCAGCGGCAATCCGATATGGACGTAATTGAAAATCTTGTAACATCCATTGATCAAAATGACAAATAATATCAAATTCAATCATGTTATCTCTAAATTCTGTATTTGTAATATTTGGAGTAAAATTATCAAATCTAATATTAATATAATTTAATACAGATCCATCAACAACAAGTTTAGGAATAATTTTAATATTTTTCCCAAACATATCTAAAGACTGTTCTTCCGATATATTTGGTCTACTAATTGCATCTTTTGAATTATAAAAAAGAAGCCTTTTAAGACGCTCACTTTTTAACATTTCATTTGTAATTAATGCCATATCTTTTTCTACTGATAGAAAGCTTGATTTTGGCTCTTTATATCTTTGAATCTTCATTTTCAGTCTTCTCCTTTATCTCTTAAAATAATGATTCTACAACAATCTTTTTAGTAAAATTACCAAAAGTAAGATTAAATTCTCCACTGTAAGAACTATCCCATTTTACATAAGCTTTTAAAGGATTCTTTTCATCAATCCTTAAAGTCAGAGGATATTTTTTATCAACACTCCATTGTCCATTATTAAGACCAGAATAAGTATATTCATAAGTTCTTTTAGGTTTAATGAATGTTTCTCCAGAAATCATTATTTCTTCTGCTTCAGTATTAGGTGACTCAGGTTTTACTATTAATCCACCAACAAGCCCTTTCTCCAAATCATCTTCTGTTTCATTAATATAATATTCAACAGCATTTACTTCAAGTATTCCAGGAGTACTAATCCAATCAGTAGCTTCAACTCTCCAACAAACTTGCGGAGACCCCTCATCAGCACCTTGTAAGTAAAATTTTGAATATCTTCTAAAATATTTTAATATTGCCTCTGTTCTAGGAAGTAATATATTTAAAGAATAATTTGGTGTATCAATACTGATATCATGCTTTTGAATATAATTAATTTTTGTTTCTACTGGACCCTTAACTGCCGCATAGGTAGAATGATATCCATCTTCATCTTCCCATGCAATTTCATAGGAGCATCTTCTAATATCTCCTCTAAAGTATGCTAATTCAGTTAAATCCTGTAAATATATAAGCCAATGAGTGTTAGTTCCTAACCATTCAAATACATCTCCAGGTTTTAATCCAGTCTCTTTATGTACAGATATGATTTTATCATCATAATCTTGTTTCAATTTATCAGGATTAATCAAACATCTAATAGGTTTATCAGATACATCAGCTTTTATATTAGCTGCTTGATAAGAATATTTTAAAGCTCGATCAAGAGATCTCCTCTTATCATATATCATTCGATCTTGTTGGGAAAACCCACCATTAATACCTAATAAAACTGCTTGATTTTCAACCCCTACTAGATTTGAACTAGTAATAGATTGAATCTTTTTTTGATTCTTATCATCTACTTCAACGCCCAATCGCTTAGCCATTAAATTTAAAGAAGTATTACGACTTTTTTCTTCATATCCTGTCATTAGATTAGCCCCTGTATCAAATTTATACATTCAAAAATTGTTTTTCGGTATAGCTCAAATTCTGTCTCTTTAACTCGCAATCCTTCTAATTTACTTAATAATTGTAAAAATGCTGGACTTTGTAAAATTTCATAAAGTCCAACAATCTCTAAAATAACAGTATCTAACTGTTTTTCCCAATCTTCTTCATGTTCGCGCATAGGAATTAATTTCCATAATTGGTTGGTTAAACGACGAACATTCTTAATTATTGCATCATCTTCAATATCAATTCCATATTTATTTAAGAGCACTTCGTTCTCTCAATGAAGACCAGTTAGAACGATAAATTCCATCGTCTCCAAGCTTTCTACGTTTATATAAACGTTGCATGTGAAATGATTCTCTTTGTGCTTCACTTAATAAACTCATAAGTTTAGATAAATGATTTGCTTGAGAAGTCATTTTAAAATCTGATCCCGTATATTTCATACGAGTATTTTCAATAGACGCTACTTGTCTTTCAACCCAACCCTGTTTCATAAGTAACGCAAGAATATTAATTTCTTCTGAAGATAATGTAATTTTAAAAGAAGATCTATCGACTAAAGCATTTGGCGCTTCCATTTCGCCATCTTGTGGAAGTTCACCCCATAAAACAGCTAAAATAAAATCCCCTGGTTTAGCATCAGCTTCATTTATAATTTCTGTTTTTATCTCATAATTTGTCAAATCAACTCTAGGAAACTCGAAACCTGGAATTGCATCTATCAAGAGATTCTGTAAATCTCTAATAGTATCTTCTGGGGTCAACTCCATATACATATCATCAGTAATTTTACCAAGAAAGCGATTATAGATAGTTGCAAATCTAGTTCCTTGATCTTTTACTTCCATAATTCTTTCTCCTAACTTTAATTACTGTTCAGTCGCTACTGATTTTGTCTGAGTTACTTTATACTCAGGAAGAGTTGTTCTGCGACCTTCTTCTTTCTGCTCTTCTTCAACTTTTACACGTCTTGTAGGCTGTTCGTTATTAGATACAATCTGATCTTCAAGTTCTTCCTCAACGTGTGTAAGAGCTGCATTTACATCAAAACCAGTTTTTTCTTTAAGAGCTCGTCTCTTCTGAATATCATTCAATGGTAAGCTAACTGAAAGCTGTTTAATTAAGTCAATTACTCCAGTAGGCGCAAAATCTAAAGCATCAAGGAAAGAGTCTAATGAACCTTCCAAAAGAAGCTTAACAACATCTTCTTCTGACATATTATATTCTGGTTCTGTTGAAATATTTAAATCTTTTGTTGCTTCAGCGCTCTGGATCTGGAGATAATTAGCCATCATCTCTCGACCGCCCTGCTGGAATGAAAGTTTTTCTAATTCATCATATGTGATTACTTTCGTCTCACCTGGCGCGAACTCTCTACGAATATTATATTCCGGAAGTCTATAAACAACCATTCCGGCACTTCTATTTTTAACATTAAATTTTGTATCTTTTTCCATAGTTTTCTAAAGTCTCCTTTTTCACAAATAAAAATAAGGGGAGAGGGAAAGCTCTCCCTCTCCCCCAGTCTGTTTATATTTAAAAATCTGAGTTATGATTAGGAATTAACCGTTCCGGTATAATCCTTAATATTTTTGTTAGATAAACTCCAAGTCTTTAACTGACCTACAAGAGAAGTATCAACATAAGCGCAGATGTTATTAGCTAACATACAAACTACTCCAACTTTCTTGTAAACCTGAATTTCACGAGAACGATCTCCAGGATTATTGAATTCATCTACGATAGTATTTCCTTCAAAAGCGATCTTAACTGGCTTTCCATCAGCGCCTGTAGGAATAACCCAAGCATAACCAGGATCGATTACTTTTGTACTGTTGGTTTCATCTTCGAATCCCTGCTCAAGGATAACTACTTTATGTCCTTTATATGTTGCAAGACGACCAGTATTCCAAAGCTCAGTCTTCATTGCTTCAGTATATCTCCAAGCTTCCTGTGGAATCATCTTAACAGCAAATTCATAAGTACAATAAATAGTAGGTGTGCCATAAGCAGAAGCGATAGTTAAAAGAAGATCCATAGCATCTTCATCAAAACCATTAGCAATAACTCTATTTGCAGGTGGTAACTGGTTGATTGAAGCCTTCAAAGCAGCCGCAACTTCTTTGTAGATCAATTCATCCATACCTTCCATAATAATACGAGTAACTTCTGCGAAGTCTACACGACCATCAAGGAACTCCTCAAATCCGATCTGAGCAGCGCCACCAATAGCACTTGTACGAACTTCAAAAGCCTCTTCGTTCTTACCAAGTTTGAATACTTCATAAATACCTGCAAGTCCAACTCTGGTAATGAACTGTTTAGCTCTATTATTAGATGTAAGTTTACGACGGAACAGAATCTTATCGCCTTGTGCGAATGTACGAACCTCAGCAAACTGATCATATTGTTCTACTACTTTCTTTGGTAGAACTTCATCAAGAGTTTCCTCAATAATTGAGAAAATTAAATTTTTATTCTCACGATATAGTGAGTATGTTCCTGCCAATTCATTCAGCTCTCTACGAAGTGTTTCATTTAATGCCTCATAGCTTAGATTCTCATTTCCAAAACTATAAGCCACCGGAGCGGAAGGATCAGCTTTTGCAACTTGCTTCATTAAAGCAACTAAATTAGCTCTATCTAGCATTATATTCTTCCCTCCTTATTAGACAATACGCATAATCTTTACGCCTGGCTGGTGATCTGGCATTGTATAAACTTTAACTACCTGCCATACCATTGCTTCACCATCAATACTCTCTTTCTTCTCAAGAATTCCTTTTTCACCAGGAACAAGAGTATCACCAAGTTCAACAGATTCTTCGTTAATCATATTTGTAGTAAAAATGTCGCCCACATTGGTCTTGAATACACGAGGAACCATTGTGGTACCTTCTGGCATTCTAGCCTCTTTGTACGGCCCAAGAATGTGGAATGGATCCTCATTGTAATGAATCTCGTACATATCTGGAGCAGCGGTAACATCATCATAAGAGTATTCATTTTCGCCAACTTTGATACTTGAGCTACCTTCAGCATCTACTCCATTGTAATATCTAGACTGTCTACTCCAATCGTCATCAACAGTATGGTTACCATCCTTGTCAACTCCATAACCGAATGGACTATAAATACGAGCCTGATAATTGTCTTTTAGCATTGCAAATTCGCAATCATCTTGATGCTCACGATACAATTTAATTTCATTGTAAACAAGCATCCACTCGCCTTTTCCTTCAAAATTAACAAGACCGCTTGCATAATCATATTTTACAAACTGACCTTGCTCTAGTACATCAATATCAGCAGCCGCAGGCAACTGAGCATAAACCTGTGCGGTTCTCTGCGCAGACAGATGGTTAGGTTCAACCTGGCCATATCCGTATCCATTTGTTTGGATAAACTTTGCCTGACTAGTGATATGTTTCTTTAAGAAATCACTAAGCATTATATATCCTCCTTAAAAGTTTTTTAATTCATAGTTTTCGCAACATCCATAGCAGCTTTAATCCAAGCTGGGGTATTTGTATCAGTGAACTGATCATTCAAATTATAAGTGGTAGGATCTTTATGATCATTATCATCATCAAGGTTAAAGCTTACCTTGTTACGAACACATAAGATAGAAAGTTTTGCTTCAATATCATCCAAAGAATATTTATCGATGTTAGCAACAACATCAGCTTTATCTTCATCAGATAACATATAAAAGCTCTTAATCATTTCCTCTTTTTTCTCTTTTTCAACTTGATTTCTGAAATTGATAAGAGGTTGTAACTGAGCTTCTAAAGCAGCTTTTTCCTGGGTTAAAGTATTAACTGTAGTCTGCAATGCAGAGAATTTGGTTTGAAGCTCAAGATATTCTGGAATTTCTTCTAATGAATATTTTGCCTTTTTGCCATCTTCACCAGTTTTCTTTTTCTTTTTTTCATCTTCATCAGGATCTTCTTTTGGATCCTCTTCAGAATCATCAGAAGTGTCATCTTTTTCCCCTTCTGTTGTATCATCAGTTTTATCGGAATCAGATTTTCCTTCTTTGTCCTCTTCTTCTTTCTTTTTCTTATACTCTGTTTCAAAAGCTTCAACATCTGCTAATGCAAACTGCGCTTCTTCTGAAGGAGTAAAAGAATCTGTAATATCAGCGACAGCTTCTGCTGGAACAAATTCCTCTTTATCATTAAATGAAAAATCTAAACGAGAATATTTTTCTCCATTTTTAAGAACAGCAAATTTTTGATTATTGTCTTCATAAACTCCAACAATAGTACTGCCATTCATTTTTTCATCTACATGACTATAAAGAGCATTCCACAGAGAATCACCAACTGTAACTGCATATGTAGTAAACACTTGCGTTGTTCCTCCTTTTTCCTGTAATAATTCTTTCAATTCACTTATCATTGAGAATAACTGCTCTTTAAAGTCATCTGCAAAAGAGAATTGAATTTGATCATTGGTAACACTGGAACCCTCAAAGCAAGGTTCATAGTCCTCACCTAAAATGCAAAGTTTAGAAATAATTGCTTCATTAATAATAAAAAATTGAGGTTTTCCATTACTATCGTTTGTCCAATTTGCATCTAAATGATTTTTATCAAGTTCCATTGATTCATTATTTCCTTTATCAACAGCTCTTTGACACTCTGGATACTGACCTGTCCACAAATATCCTTCAGTTACAAGATATTCTCTTTCAATAGTATCATCATCCAAATATTTTTGAAACCATACCTTTGCATTTAAATCAACAAAACCATAAGGTCTTGTAGCATCCTTAATTTCAAGTTTACCATTTTTAATATCTAAAGTTCGATTATGTTCTTCAAAATCGCCAGTATCCTCATTAAAGAATCCTACAATCGGACTACCAGGAAGACTGTTAGCCATCTGTCGCGCAACATCTTTAGTAATAACACTTCTATTGCGATTAGGCTCATCTCCAACATAACAAACTTTAATCTGGCATTTAGAAATTAGAGGATTAACAGGGACTACGTTAATAAACTCACACGGAGTCTCTAAACGCACACTTTTATGCATTATATTAATCCTCCTAACTCATAGATTCTTTATTAGCAATAGTCTTTTCACTCTTCTCATCATCCGATTTTTCTGGACGTCCTGCAGTACCATCACTATTGGAACTGCTTTGAGAAGATTTTCCCTCTGAATTACTTTGATTATTTGAAGATTTTGATTCATCATTTTTACCCAAAATATCTTCACCATTTAAAGTTGAACTCATTAATGGAGGAATCATAATTTCACTCAAATGAAGAATCTCATTCTCAAAGTAAGCAGTATGAATAATAGAACTCTGCGAATGACCCATTGCGATTTGAGGTAACATTTTAGAGTAACCATTCTGGACTTGCTCTTTATACATTTTTGCACGATCAGTATAATTATACTGAGTCGTATCTAACATATAAAATCTAAATTTGTATTTTCTTTTATTATTACATTTTGACTGAACTACTCTGTCATAAAATATATGGAATTGTAAAAGTAAATCTCTTATATTTGACTCATCGTTTAAAATTGATTTCTCAAGAGATAAATTTCCATCTGTATTAAATAAATTTTGAGAAGTACCAAAAGCATTATAAACTGCACGTTCCATCTTCTCTAAATCATCTGTTGTAGTAGTTGTATTACTATCAGCCATATCTTCTACAGTAATATCTGCAAATGTTGTTAAAACATCTACTCCAATAGCATGTTGTAACATATCAACCGCATTATTATGAATATCTCTTGCTTCATCAACGTCAAATACTAAATCACCATTTTTATCTAGTGGTAATTTTTGAATAACGACTTTTAATAATTGCTGCATCTGTTTTCTACGATCTAACTCTTGTGCGGCATCCAAATCTAAAATCTCTGGAATCGCATTAACAAATAGCGGAATATCACTATTATGAAAATTAAATTTAACCGTAGATTGCGGATCTAGTAAAAACCATGTTCCAAAAGGATCACCCATGTTATCAATCGGAAGTTTGCCCTGTTTATATTTCAAATATCCCTCTTGGAATTCTTTTGGGAACATCTTTAAGACTTTTAAACGATAATTTATGTCTCTGAAATTATCATCAAAAAATCTCATGTTAAATTCTACTGCGGGAAAATCTCCAACAAAATATCTTGATCGACAATAATTTATAGGTAATTGTTGTAAAATAATTCCATCCTCAGAAGGAACCATATAACCATAATAGGCCCCATTTTTAATAACCTCTAAAGCAATATCACCACATTGCTTTTTAATATGAGTATTATCTAAAAAACTCAAAAGATTATTAAATTCTTTTAAAACCTTTTCTTCTTTTACTGTATCATCAAGAATTTCTGGAACAATATACCAATCATATCTATAAAGAAAAGCGGTATAATTACACATTCTGGAGTAAATACCATTAGTAGAATAAAAGTAATTTGAAATTTCTCTTAATAAAGGTAGATTTCGTTCACCTAAAGCTCTAAGAACAACTTGCTTATTTCCATAAGTTCTATGTGCTTTTCGTATAGATCCTAGATTTAAAATAGCATCATCAAGAGTTTTTGTTCCAACTTTAATTTTACCATAATCTAATGGATCAATATGATCGCGATAAGTGTCATTCATATTAAAACCTTTAGCATGAATTTCTTCCTGTCTATTTTCCAAAATTCCACCTCCTTTTAATATCCAGCCTTCTTCATAATGTAATCGTATGAAATGAGGTTCTCTTCAGTGTATGGAATTTCAATTAATTTAAAATCATGTAACGCACAAAATCTTCGTTTCTTATTATCATTAAATTGCTGTTGGTAGAAACCTCTTTTACCACCAAATTTTTGACTAGGCTCATAATGTTGTTTACCTTGAAATTCGATAATAAAATCAATATTTCCATCATCATCAAAGACTACAAAATCGAAACGAAGGGGCCGCCCATTTGGGCTCCGCAAATCTGGAAAAATATATTCCATCTTAAATGGCAATCCAGATTCTGTCAAAATTTCTTCGATTTTAATTTCACCTCTCGACGCGCGCATACAACCCCTCCTCTCATGCTTAATTTAAGAATCTCCATTCCTTAGCATTAAACTTTTTCTTCTTTTTCTTATTATCTTCTTCTTGTTTTATATAATATAATCCATACTCAAAGGCAGAAAATTTATCTTTTCTGATACCTCTATTTGCTTGTTTTAAGATAATATTAACACCTTCATTCTCCTCACGAAGGTTCATCATCTCTTCCTTTAATATGGAAGTTAAAGTAAATGGTTTTAAATATTCTGCCCTTTCTTCTGGTTTCATATTCTGACCTACTTTAGTTCCCAATAATTTTGTCTTAGCAACACGCTCATCAATTAAGAATTTAACCTTTCCAGAAGAAAGCTGAGTTTGCGCATTTGCATGTGCCTCAGTATTAATCGGAGCGTTAGCCTTTATAACATAAATTGCATCTTGTTCACAATCTACAGTTCTATATTTTTTATAAAAACCTTCATCATCATTATAAACGCCAAAGTCTGGATAGAATTCATTAGTTTCTGAATCAGTTTGTGGCTTAACCATATAATCCAGAAGTCCAATACCCATACCATTACCATCTATAACAAGACGCCTTGCTTTATATTTATAAAATAATTTTTTAACTTTTATAGCCTGATCTTCAAAATGCTCATCAGACATTGTATAAATATTAACTAATTGTTTTGTTGAAACTCCTTGTGGTTGCGGTGTTACTTTAAAAATACATGCAACAGAATCACAGCCCTTACGACCAACGTCAAGCGAAATAATATAAAAACTTGATTTACCAATTCGACCAGATGCTTCTTTTTCTGGCTGTTTAAGGATTCTATTTCTATCAAATGTTTCAGCATTAAAGAAAGCATCTTCTACAGTTCCTGACCAAATACTTTCATATTCTCGATCAAATGAAGACTCATTGAAAGTTCCATCCATTTTCAGATCTCGAATAAAATTCTTATCAAGAAGTTTTACTAAAACTGGAATACGATAAGTTCCGCCTAAAACCATAGATTTTTCTGGTTTAACAATTTGCCATACCAGAAGCTGAATTAATTTATCATAAGGAAATGTATTTTTCCATCCCGCAGTCGTAATATAAATCTGAGATTTATTTAATTGTTCTTCTGGATGCGTAGAACCATCCATACACATACGAGAAATATTCATGGTAGGAATAATAACTTCAGAAAGAATCTTTCCATCTACACCTACGCACTCCTCGATTAGACCGCCATGTCGACGCTTACCACGAGAACTTTCTCTAGCCGCAATATTATCAAAATAAGATCCATTATTAAATACATACTTACAATAATCTTTACCTTCAAGGGTTACACCACGGCCCCAATTAATTTCTCGCTTAAAGGCCGGTATTAAAGTGCAAATTTCTTGAACTTTTTCTTTTACGATACCCGCAGCCTGCTCTTTACCACCAGAAGTAACGAATAACTTACATTTTGGATAAAGAATACATCTACACATTAAAACCATGATAGACAAAAATGATTTACTATAAGCTCGAGGAAATACTGCATAAACATACTGATGCCGCATCGCCGCGCGCAAAAATACTCTCTGATAAAAGAAGAAATGGAAATCCTGTGGATTTCCGCCTTTCTCTAATAAAAAATCAATAAATAAGTCTGGATACTCTCTCCAAAAGGAGATATATTCTCTAGCTACTGGGACAATGGCTCGCACACGTTCTTCGGAAAGACCAATCTTTTTTTGATTACCTGATAGGTCTATTAAATCCTGTAATGCCATTATACGTCTCCACCTTTCAGAAATTCATTGATAGTTTCATCACTAATCTCTTCATCTTCAAGGAATTGATTATAATCTTCAAAATCTTGATCTTTTAATTCATCAATTTCATCATAGCTTAATTCATCTTCAATATCTTCATCCTCTTCCTTAGATTCCTCTTTTGCCATTTCTTTAACGGCAGATTCAATTAAGTTACCAAGATTCATTTCTTCTACGATAAGAGAATGAGTATAATTCTTTAAATCTGCTAAAGTTTCATCAACTCTATCTTTTGGTCCATCTACATAATATCTAGGGATAAATCCTTCTTTTTCACAAACCTCAACTAGTTCAGAAATGCAATTTACAAATTCACCATTTTCAGCTTTATTCTGAGCCGCAGTAAATTTACCAGACTTCATTAGCGAATCATACATTTTAACCATCTTTTGGGCGCCATCCACATCACCGATATCCAAAAGCTGATTAGCTTTAATAGAAGTCTTACATACAAGCTTCAGAATATCCTCATGTCCAGCTCCCTGGACATCGTATGATTCAGTCATACGAGTGTAAAGCTGTTCCAGCTTTACCCACTCTTCTGGTTTATAAGTTTTTCCCCATTTTAATCTTAAATAAGTTCTATCTTCATCGGTTAAGTCTAAAGAATCATCTCCATTAGACCGATCAAAATAATCCTCATCTTCATTTGCAGTATAATATTGCGGCACTGCGGGTTCTTCATATACAGGTTCAGCATATCCGCCTTCTGGAACTGAAAGCTGTTTTTCTGAAATAACTTGCGCGATTTCAGCCGCATCATACCCTTGTCGTTTCATAGCTTCTTCAATTTTATGATTAGCTAATTCTTGTAAAAACTCAGTATGCTCCCAACGATAATCTTTAAATTGTTTTAATTTCATTTTAGATAAATATCTACCTAAAATTGTCATACCAGTAACTTTACTGGGGTCGCGCGCATACGAAGCTAACAATTTATCCCATTCATCTGGAATATAAGGAACATCGCATTCTTGTAAAATCCACAAAAATGATTCTGGGTTCCAGTTATCCACATGCATGGTAATACATTTTTTACATTGATTTAATTTTCCATTTGGATATTTTATTAAATTGTTCGAGCCATAGAATTCATCAGCCCGCATAGTTTTCTTACATTTATCACAATAGAAAACTGAATTTTCTGCCATACTAATTCCTCCTTTTAAAATTATGAAAATACCAGGAGCAAATTAAGCTTTCTTGGCCTTTGTTTTTGAATTTCTACAGCATTTACAAATAGAATAAAAACCATCTTTACTTGTTTTATTCTTACTAAAATATTTATTATGCGCCAATTTAATCTCGCCGCATCTACTGCATCTTTTATATTTTCCTTTTTCTTGTGTTAAGAAATACCAATCAAGGGTTTCATCTTCAGCTTGAGATGCTATTAAATTTGGAATTTTCTTTCGCCAAAGAGATGAAATATATTCTAGACTATGCGTAACACCAAATTCATCTTTGAGTTCCTTTTGGATTTCAACATTTTGTAATCCATCAATCTTACACTCAACGATTTTTCTATACATCGGATATTCTTCAAGGGCTCGCCCAGAGATTGAATCAAAATCATCCATGAGATACCATAAATCACTATCATGGTGGCCCCAAGAATCTTCTTTTAGTCTTGAATAATTACATAAAATAGCAGAGCAGACTTTTGAATCACATAGCGAAACACCTTCTGGAATAATATATCCATCAGCATCAAAAGAAAATGATTCTTCTAATTTTGTCGGCATTTTTGAGCGGACAAACTTTGTCATCGTTATTGGTTTACGATACGCATTTTTAATAATATATTGGTCTTTGCGCATCTCAATTAAAGCTTTCTTTATAATAAAAGCATCCTTGCCCTCTGCTCTTTTTAGTTTTGCTTCCCAAATATCTATGGCTTCTTTTAGTTGTCTTAAGGGTTGGATTTCTTCTAAATCTTTTTTAGTTATCTTTACTTTTGGTTGAAAAATTGTTGTTTTACTTTCGTTTATTAAATTATAAATACCATCTTCGCCATTTTCAAGCTGGGAAACAAGCCCCTCGAATGATGTTTCTCTTTTATTAACTGTAGTCATTCGATTTTCCGTAATAATTTTACGTTCTTTCTTTTCTTGTTTCTCCATACAAAGAACTAAGTAGTCGGCAAGAATTTCTAAATATTTATCATTTGGTTCTGGATTTTCTTCCAGAATTTGTTTTACCAACTCGTTTCGTTCTACAGGAGTTTCTAATGTATAATCTAACTTTATTATGTTAGGTCACCTCCACTCTCTAATTTTAGTATACCAGAATTTTTGGGCAAAGTCAAATTTTTTGACAAAACCCAAAATTTTTGTTATAATAAAAGTAAGAAATAGGAAGGGAGCTTACAGTTTGAAGGAATTTATTTTCATAGAAATTTTATGGCTCATTATTTCATGTATTGTATTATTGGAATATGCACCAATAATGGCAGAATTATCTTTAAAAGATAAGATTATAGTATTCTTTATTTTTATTATTGGAGGTCCTTTTTTTGCAATAGTAAATATATTAGAAGCAATTTTAAACGCTATTTTCCCAGAGGGGTGGGATGATGATAGTGGAGGAAACATAAAATGGTAGTATTAAGTGGAAGTGGAGCCGCAAGAGTAAAATATAGTAGTGATTTTAAAAAAGTCGCTAAAGAGAAAAATATTGCAAATCCATTTTTTAAAAATTTATTTGGAAAAGAAAAAGAAAACAAAGATGATGGTAAAATTAAAGTTTCAACAGAAGAATATATTAAAATGAGAGATGAATATATTGCGCGCAGAGTTTTCGAGGAATGGGGCTGGGACAGCATGATGTGGGATATCAAGACTGCGCATAATCACTGTCTTGACTTCCTCTTGGAAGAGCTTCACCCTTGTGAAGGCTATGGAGGTCAATGTAATTTAAATTGTAGTCTATTTAATAAAAAATGTTGGACATTGAATGAGAAAAAGGAGAATGGATAATGGTAGTAGTTAAACCGGAAAATGTAGTAAAGAAAATTGATGATTTAGGAAGGATTACAATTCCTAAAAGTTTGCGGGCGCGCATGTATATAAATTCAGAAAATAATCAGATGGAATTTTTTACCGCAGAAATTGAAGGAAAGGATTATATTTTGCTGGCGCCTTATGGATCGGTAGATGGAAAATATTTGGCAGCCGCAGAAGTTTTAAAAGAGCTTGGCGCAGAAATTCCAACTGAGCTACAGGAGGTTATTGAAGGATAAATGAGAGCAATGATAACCGGGCATAGACCTGGAAGATTAGCCGGTCATGAATGGTATGTTAGAAATTGGATTGAAGATACTTTGAAGGAGATTAGACCGGAAGAGTTTTTTACTGGAATGGCGCAAGGAGTAGATCAAATTGCGGCAGAATGTGCAAAGTATAATAAGATTCCTTACACATGCATTTATCCAAGTTGGAGAAAAACTTTCCATGATAAAGAAATTAATTTAATGGAGAGTGCTAGGAATGTAATTTTTTTATATCCGCAATATAATGATGGAAAAGACCCTTATGGCTTTAGAGATAAGTGGATGGTTGACCATTCAGATGTTTTGATTGCGGTTTGGGATGGCGTTGAAGAAGGCGGAACATATGAAACGATTGAATATGCAAAAGAAAAAGGAATTAAGATTTTTTTGTATCCGCATTGGGGCCGAGAGATAGAGGATTTAGTATATCAGGATAGGGAACCTAATTTCAAAAATCCTGAAATTGATAAAATTTATTATGTAGATAAAGAAAATCCAGAAGAGGGGAAATAGGGTTTTGAAAAAGATAATATCGTAATCTCGTTTCTGAAATCGATTTGGTGGGAATTATGTCCAGAGGAATATCAAATTCAAAATGAAAAAATTTTTTCTCCCGAAATACACCCCCCATCAAGCATCATTCAGTCTGGTGACTTTTTTTATTTTAAAACTATCTCGGAAAAAATGTCTAAAACGTATTGTCGCGTTTTCTGAGAAGCGTGTCGCGCGAGCGCTGCGCACCGGGCCATTGACGCAGGAGATGGACCGAGTTTTCGATTGAAATGATGGCTCAATATTTCTCGATCCAAGAGGCTTGCAGGCTTGCTAATCATCAACTTCCTATAATTTGGCAATTAGCGAGTGTCAATCGGCAGAATGCACAAACTTCATCACGCATCTTTGTGCAATCTGCCAGTAGACAAAGAGCAGTGTGTGCTATAATGTCTATACAAGGTAAAGAAAGAAAGGAGCCGATAGATAATGATGAAGGCGGTATTGATAGCAGTAGCAATGATGATGGCAGGTAACACAGGACACACTTACACAGTAGATGCTACAGTGTATGAGGTCAATGAGTATGATGGTGTACAGTATGTAGGGCTGGAAGATACAGATGGCTATCTCTGGGCAATGGAAGATGTAGACATGAGCATGGGCGATAAGGTAACACTGGTCATGGACAGCATGGGCACAGAGGACATCACAGATGATGAGATAGTGACATACACAGTGACACACTAAGCAAGAGCAAAAGCTTGCTATCACAATGATAGCAAGCTAAAGAGAGGATAATACAATGAGAATAACACTATTAAAGAGTGATGAATGGGAAAGAGTAATGGATGTAGATTCAGGAGAAGTACTGGTAGAAAACCATGTTGTCTCAGTAGAGGACCTTTTGCGAGTGTTAAATAAGAGGGGGATACTATCTGGGGTACAGATTAAAGAGGTTTCAGAAGAAGAATTATTGTAAGAATTAAAAGAAAAGTATTGACTTTTACCAAAAATTATGATATTATAATAATGTAAGGAAGAAAAGAATAACCAGAAAAGAGGAAAAAGAAATGAGTGAAAAAACAAGGGTTAAAATCATCGTTATTATTTGCGTAGTATTAGGAGCTGGTATTGTATGGGGCTATGCAGGGCTGTCTATTAAGTCACTTTTGGTTGGGGGTATTTGCGGATTCGTATTTAGCGCGGTTTCAATTCATCTTGAATACCTGTTTGATGAATGGATGGAAGCGGCGAAGCTGATTGACCATGAGTGGGAAGAGTAAAAAGGGGGCGGAGAAAAACCGCCCTTTTGTTTTTTCTTGTACGTGCGGTTTTAGGGTCAGCGAAGCGAGATTGTTAAAAATTTAACACAGTGCAACTTGCACAAAAACGTATTGTTTATTTTGTACAAAATTATTGTTGACAAAGCGCGCAAGCTGTGCTATACTAATACCATCAAGAGAGATAAGAAAGGACATGAAGATAATGAAAAAGATTTATAATTATAGAGTTTATGTAAGATTTGAAGGTGAAACAGAATGGAGAAAAACTAGCATGTTTAGGCATCTTCATTACATGGAAGAGGAAGAGGCTATTCAAAGCAGTTATGAAAGCATTAAAATTACAAGCTTTGAAGATGCTAAGGAAATAGTAGAAAGCAACCTCATTATGAATGCGGAGATGGGCAAGACTTTCTTTACAAAGAAACCTGTTCTTAGATTCTCAGTGCTTGACTATTTCGATGGAGTTGTAACCTTTACTGAAAAACAGTTTAAATCATTTGAATACAAGATCGCGTATGAAGAAGAAAGTAACCTTAGCATCAAAACAGTTATGGAATTACTCACAGCAGATGAATTTTGTGAGTATCTCAAAGATAAAGGAATCGAAAAAGTTTTTTAAAAAATTCTCCAAAAGGGGTTGACAAAAGGTCAGCCCCATGGTATAATAATTACATCAGATGAGGAAAGGAAAGGTAAATAAAAATGAAACTTATTAAATCAGAAAATAAAATCGTATCACTGGAAAACGTTATTGAGGTAGAAAAGAGAGTATCTGAACACACTCACACTTCTTACGGAAAGAAATACAGCTTGTATGACGTTACAATTTTTATCAAATACAATAGCGGTCAGACTGCTAGAATTGATTTCGCTGACCAGAAGGACGCAAAGCAGGGCGAAGAATTATTCGACAGAATCTTTTCAATTTTATCAGAATAGGGGTTGACAAACAACCCCTTTCGGGGTATAATAGTTATAATTCCAAGAGAGGAGAATAAAAGAATGGAAGCAATTATAATATTTTTTACATGTAGTTTAGTCAATGTAATGTTATCTACAATGAAATCAATCTTAACTGTGCGTGCAGGCAAAAAGACCGCGGCGGCAATCAATGCTTTATCCTACGGGTTCTATGCAGTTGTAGTAAAGCAATTAGCAAGCCTTGACTTAGGCATCACAGTCACAGTAACAATTTTAACAAACTTAATTGGAGTGTATGCATCAATCTGGCTCATGGAAAAATGCAAGAAAGACTGTTTGTGGAAAATTTCAGTTACTTCAAAGGATAAAGGACTAATTCACAAATTAGAACCATTCTCAGTCAGCTACACTTGCGGTGAAGTAATTTACAAGAATGAAACCTATTACAATATTGACATTTTTAGCAAAACCAGAGAAGAAAGCGCTATTGTAAAAGATATTTTGCAGAAATACCATGTGAAATACAATGTAACGGAAATCAACAAGAAATTATAATTTCTTGTTGACAACCTAACATTTTGGTGTTATAATAAAAGAAAAAAGAAAGAGGTTGGTAAAATGTTAAAAGGTATTGTTATTGGAGCGCTTGCGGTGTATGTGATTGGTTATTTAATGGATGAAGAAGTTTTCTACTTTCCAGTGCTTGCACTGGTGGATGCAGGAAGGTATTTAGTTCAGACTTTCCTCTTTGTTAGAACTTTTCCCTTCTTAATAAAAAGAAAAATCAATCCTTTTTCAATGAGAGTAAAGCAACTGCAAGAATTGTCTCTAGATGACCAGAAAAAATTTGTTTCTTTGATTCCTGTGAAATATCAAAAAATTTGTAAATGGAAATTTAAAATAGGGGTTGACAACTAAGTCAATCCCTGCTATAATAAAAGAAAAAAGAAAGGAAATACAAATAATGAACTTAATAAATTTTTTTAAAGCAAAAGGTTTCTATGATGAGGTTGGAGAGTTAAAACTTTATAATGAAAAATGTCAGACTTTTGGAGAAGCTTTGGAGGAATGGGCAGAGCTTGAACAGTTAAACTATGACATTTCGCATGAATGCGTTCTTGAAACTCCAAGGTTTGATGTTGATTGTTATGCATTTAGCTGGATTGATGATGAGGGTTCAGTCAATGTAGAACTTTTCAAAGTTTATTTAAAAAGATATTGACAAGCAAATCAGATTCTGTTATAATAATAGTATCAAAAGAAGAAAGGAACTGATAAGATGAAGAAAGTGTATTGCCCTGTGAATGGTTGGGATTGTCCCTATTGGAAGAAAGATGGAACTTGCGTGATTGATAATCCAATAGAAGAGTGTGATGATTTTGCGGCATTCTGGGATGAAGATGAAGAGTACTGGGAGACAGAAGATGATTAAAACTAGGGGTTGACAAACTCAACCCCTTCTGTTATAATAGTATCAAAAGAAAGAGAGGTTGATACAATGGTTTCAAGTACAAAGAGACAAGAAAGCGCACTGAAAAGAATTAATTATGAGAAACTGCAATCAGATATTCTTACTTTCCTGTCTTTGAATCCAATGAACAGCTACACTGCGAGAGACATTGCTAATGTTTTCTATGGAAGATGTAATGCACAGAAATGCAGTGTAATGTTACACAGGTTAGTACAGACTGGCAAAGTGCGCAAACTGATGCATAATCAAAGAAGTTACTTTACTGTTCGTTAGGCTGGGGTATCAAGCCCCAAACCTAACACGTGCAAAACACCTATTGACAATTACCAAAAAATATGATATTATAATATTATCAAAAAAGAAAGAGAGTTGATACAATGAAAATAACAATGGAAGAACTCGAAAAGCTGTGTAATTATTTGCGGGTTGTCAAAGGTGCTACCGAAGTGCAGATGTTTGATATTTTCAGAGATGTGGTTAGATACAAGACAGCTGATGGAAAACTAGTTGGAAGATTCATCACATCAGTTTTTCAAGAAATGAAAGAAATAGGGGTTGACATTTAGTCGACCCCATGTTATAATAATACTATCAAAAGAAAGAAAGGAATTGATGAACATGACATTCGAGCCAAAGATTAGCGGAACTAAGGTAACAGGATTTGACATTGAACCATTGTTTAATGGACAGGTAGTAACATTGAGAGAGGTTATCGCAATGGATTTATCACAAGAATCAATGAACTGGATTCTTGACACGCTGAGGTTTTACAAAGGAACTAATCGTGAATGGGTAACTACAATGGACTATGATAGTATTTACAAACTGTCAGTCAATGAGAACTATCCAGAGTATGTGGAAGAGTTCAAAAAGCAGTTTGGCGAAAACTGGATGAATCACTACATTAGGTTTGGGCATTAAGCCCAAACCTAAAACGTAAAAAAGTTATTGACAATTTCTAAAAAATAGGTTATAATAACATTATCAAAAAAGAAAAGAGGTCGATACAATGATTTATTTAGCAAGTCCATGGTTTAAAAATAATGAAAGAGTAATGTATGTTCAGATTCTCCAGAAGATGCGCGCGCAAGGTTTGGAAGTTTACGCTCCAATAGAACATGAAATTGAAAATGCATGGGATTTAGATAATGCAACATGGGGTAGGAAGGTTTTCCAACAGGATGTTGACGCAATCGACAAAGCTGATGAAGTATGGGTTCTCAACTTCGGGATGTATTCAGACAGCGGGACAGCATGGGAATGCGGTTATGCTTACGCAAAAGGTAAAACTGTAAGACAGCTTTTGTATGGATTTGGAGATAAAGAGTATTCTTTGATGATGATAAATGGCTGTGAAGAGACAGACTTCATGTCAAACTACTTGTATGATAGAAATGATGATTTTAACATCAGTCAGAAATAATTTTAAAAAAGGGGTTGACAAATGTCAGCCCCTATGATACAATAACATTATCAAAAAGAAAAGGAGTTGCATACAATGACAATCGAAAGAAGCGACGATAAAAATTATCCATACACAATTAAAGGCGGTTGGGGCGATAAGGTTTACTGTGATTTAGAAGATTTAAAAGAAATCAAAAACCTCATTAACAAGATTCTTAGAGAGGAGAAGGAAAAATGAGCATTGAACAAATTGAACAAGATAACGGAATTTTCTATGTTTGTGATTGCGAACACGCCATTGAGATTGGAACAATAGATGATGTAAAAGACTTAATAGAACTGTTACAGTTCACTGTTAAGAAAGAGGAGGAGCGCAATGTATAGCAAGGAAGAAATAATAGAAATAAGAGTTCATTTACTCCAACAGATGGAGAAATACGTAATGAATACAGAGTGCCAAGAAAGTATTGACACTTGGAGAAAATCAGGTATCCCAGAGAATCCAACAGAAGAAGATTTATTAGTCTATGCAAAAGAATCTTTAAAATGGTCTCATGTGATTTATTTTTTCGCTGATGCGTGTTTATTTGAACCTGTAAATAGAACAAGAAAAAAGCTTGACTAATAACCAAAAGTGTGGTATTATTAAATTATCAAAAGAGAGGTGTCGGGAGCCAAAAGTACCAGTGTTGTCTTGAACACAAGGCGATGCCGAGGAAAGGCTCCCAGCTTCCAAAAGAAAGGAGAAAAAACATGATTGCATTAGTAGTTTTAGCATTAGTGGCGGATTTCTTTATTACTGCGGGCCTGCTTTGGCTTCTGCTGTTTGTCCTTCAGTTCGCCGGGGTATTCATTACATTCACCTGGAGTCTGGCCTTTGTGGTTTGGGTTGCGGTGATAATTATTAAGTTGATGTTTAAGTGAAAGAGCTAAGTAATTAGCTCTTTTTTTTGTTTCAATTTTGGCCGGCCGCGCACTGTCCTTGCGGCCGGAATTTTCAATTATACCACCACCCCGCAATTTTGTCAATAGACAGATTGCATAAATATTTGGTAGTAAAAATCCTGAAATTTGTGCAATTTTTTTGCTTGACTTCTGGAATGGGCGGTGGTATAATGATATCATCAAATGAAGGAAGAGGAACTTGAAAATGAGATTATTGACAATAGAAGAGTTTGACACCATGAAGATGTATGAATTGCCGAATGGAATTTACAATACTATCGAAAGGGAAATGATGAAGACTTTACCAGATGCTATTGTTAAAAAAATCATGTTGAAGTTTTTATCTAAAACAGTTAGAGAATTTTCTTGCAATAGTTACGTTAACATTATGAATTGTTTTCAACTAATTTAAAAAAAGTATTGACAAATGAACGTAAAGGCGTTATAATAATACTATCAAAAGAAAGAGAGGTAAATAAAATGAGATTTGAGGAAATGATGAATGCAAGACAGGTAAAGAGAGAGCACGTTGTTAGAGAATGGTGGAATGAGAATGGCTACAAGGTTATGAGAGTGGTTCTGTATCCTCTCTATGTCGGATACCGAGTAGTTGAAAAATATAAAGAGAAACAGGGCGAAAAACTTGTATGGTCTGAGGAACAAGCTAAAGAGGTTCTTGACAGAAACATTCCAAAAATTTGTGAGACTTTTGATTCTAATGGTCTGGAAGTTAATACAAGAATATTCCTCTGGAATAATAAAATGAAAAAATTCACAAGAAAAGATAGAAAATGGGTTCATAAATTTAGAAATCAGTTAGTTGATTATCTTATTAACGACTATGAAATTGAAAATAGTGACAAAAAATTTGATGATTGTTTCGGCGGTTATCGTGAAGGTTATGTAATTTTTACAGAAAAATTTTAAAAAAAAAGGTTGACAAGTTCAATCCCTTCTGTTATAATAAATGTATCAAATGAAAGAGAGGTAAACAGAATGTATTACGGATTAGTCAAAATTACTGGGGATTCAAATAATTATTTTATTAAATCAAAATATCCAATTCGGAATAAACAGCAGATGCTTAATAAAATGGCGCTTAAGTATGATAAATGGAATAAAGAAGATTTTGTAATGCGTCCATGCACTTTTGCAGAATATTATTTGGGAATTTTACTTGACAAAATTGTAAATAAATAAAAAAAAGTGTTGACAAACCGCACGTTCAGTGCTATAATAACATTATCAAATGAAAGAGAGGAAATCAAAAATGACAAAACAGACAATGATTAAAAATTATAGAAAGTTCAGTGCGGCAGATGCTTACATCTTAGGTTTTATTTACAAACACTTCGTTTACATGATTCAGGTTGATGAAATCATGCCGAGGTTCATGCGAGTAGAACATGAATCCAGTAAAAAAGGTGGCGCTGAAAAATTACAGTTCAGGCTTCCGCAGAAATACCAAGAACAGCTTATTAAAAAAGGTGCTACGTGTTTAGGTTCAGAAGAAATTTTAAATGGCAGATACAACAAAGGCGTTGAGTTTGAAAGAATCATTTCTGAATTAAACGGGCAGGAATTTAGAGGTAAGGACAATGTTCCATTCTACGTTGAAGGTGACTTGAACATCAATGGGAAAGAAGTACAGGTAAAATTCAATGGTGCACAGATTGTTTGTGTAAGAACCTTGAAAAAATTACAGAAAATGCAGAAAACCGCTTGACAAGCGGTTCTGCATCTGCTATAATTAGTATCAGAAAGAGAGGTAAATGAAATGTCAATCTTGTACACAACTAAGGAAGCTTTTGAGAAGGCAGAAAAGTATTTAAAAGAAAATCAGTTCTTGTATGTGGTAGAAAAGGACGCTAATGGCTACAAAATAATTTTAAAATAGTTAAAAGAAAATACTTGACAATTACCAAAAAATAGGTTATAATAATATTATCAAAAGAAAGAAAGAAAGAGGTAGATAAAATGACAAGAACAATTTATTTCGACATGGACGGAACAATCGCAAACTTCTATGGAGTAGAGGGATGGCTGGAAGATTTAATGAACTCGAACACAAGACCTTATGAAATTGCAAAACCGCTTTTAAACTTTTCAAGTTTCGCAAGACAGCTTCACAGATTGCAGAACAGCGGTTACAGAATCGGAATTGTATCGTGGCTTTCCAAGAGTGGCTCACCAGAGTTCAATGCAGAAGTTACCGCAACAAAGCTGAAATGGCTTGCTAAACATCTTCCGAGCGTTGAATGGGATGAAATCAAAATTGTTACTTATGGAACACCAAAAAGTTCGGTAGTATCTGACAGAACAGGTTTCCTGTTCGATGATGAAGAAAGAAATAGAACAGAATGGGGCGCAAATGCTTTCGATGTTCAGAACATCATGGAAATTCTCAGAAGCTTCTGAGAATTTCCCCTTGACAAGGGGCGCCAACAGTGGTATAATAAAGAAAAAAGAAAAGAGGTTGATACAATGAAAAGAATTTACGTTTGGGATAGCGATGGAGACATTGGAGCGTACGCAACAAAAGAGTTAGCAATGCAAGCCTTTGAAACCTATTATTTAAACTATCGGTTTAAAGAGAGCGAGGAAAAAGAAAAAGAAGAAGCGCGCCAACAGATGGAAGAAGAAGGCTATTACTACGATGAGCAGATTTATCCAGTGAATTTTTACGAGGATTGAAAGGGGGCAAACAAATGTTCTGGGTTTTGCGGTTTGTGGATAGTGTTGATGATCATTATTTTCTGGAATGGGATAATGCAGTAAAATACTTTCGGGAGAATATTCTTCTGGGAGTAGATAGAAAAACAAGACTGGAAGCATTAGACAATATAGAAAAGTATGGCGAGTGGCAAGGCTGGTCTATTTATCTTGATGAATTTGAGGATGGTGAGAAGTAAAAAGTCAAGAGTCAAGTTGCACAAACTTGACTCTAAATTTTTGTTTAAATTACCTATTGACAAATTCCAAAAGATGATGTAAAATGGCGCGCCGGCCACGCACCTGGGCCGGCGAAATTTCCATTATACCACACGGCTCAGCTTTTGTCAAGCGAAAAGTTGCACAAATTTTCTCGCTTAAATTCTCCCGAAATTGGGCACTTTGCTATTGGACCTGTGTCAACTGGCAATCTGCACAAACTTTTTCTGTTATCTTTGTGCAGATTGCCTATTGCGCTTTTGATCAAGATGGCTTATAATAGGTTTATCAGTTGAGGGGAACAGAAGTCAAGAGCAAACAAAAAAAAATAAAAATAAATAAAAAAAATGCTTGACAAGCTTCCTACTCCATGATATAATAAATACATAAAGAACAGAGAGGTAAAAAGAAATGGAGCAGAAAAAAATCGACAGAAGAATTAGTTACAAGGTAGTTTTAGATTGTGAGAGTTGTCCGCTTGACAAAACTCTGGAAGGTGTACTTCCTAGCAACATGTTTTCCTATGATGTGGGTTGGGCGGTAGTTGATAAAAGGGGCTTTGTGTATGTAGTGAGAAGCTTTGTTGTTGATGAAATTTTCAACAAAGAAAAAGAGTTGATGCAGTCAAGCTATTATGCAAAAAAAATTCCGATGTATAAAAAGGAAATTGCAGAGGGCAAAAGAATTGTTGCAAGTTTCTATGAAATCAGAAAACAGCTTGCGGATGACATGAAACTCTATGAAGTTAAAGAAGTCTATGCGCACAACATGCGTTTTGACTATGGAACTTTAAACAATACACAAAGATGGTTGACAAAATCAAAATATCGGTTTTTCTTTCCTTATGGAACTGAAATTTGCGATACTTTGAAAATGTCAAGACAGGTTATTGGAAAAATGCCAACTTATCAGAAATTTTGTGAAGAAAATGGTTATTTAACCAAAAATGGCAGACTTCGGTTTACCGCTGAAATCCTTTACAGATTTATTTCAAAAAACAATGAATTTTCTGAAAACCACACTGGTTTAGAAGATGTTTTAATTGAAAAAGAAATTCTTGCATACTGTTTTAAACAGCACAAGAAAATGGTTCGGAAGTTGTGGGCTTAAACAAGCCCACAAGGACGGCAAAAAAAATAAAAAAAAAGCTTGACAAACAAGTCAACCTGTGGTATCATTAAAGAGTAGCAAGGGAAGGAAAGTCAAGAGCGAAATAAAAAAAAGAAAAAAAAATAAAAAAAAAAGTCTTGACAAACACAAAACCCTATGATATAATAAATACATAAAGAAAACAAAATAAAAATCAAAAGAAAGAAAGAGGTAGGTATTATGACAAACAAAATGACTAACAAAAAAGCACTGGAAATCGCAATCGAGGTTATGAACGCTCAGGAAAACCCTAATGTAGAGGTTATCGAGAAACTGGAAAAGATTCTTGAGCAGACTGTTAAAAAGAACTCGGCTGAGAGAAAGCCAACAGCAACTCAGACCGCAAATGAGGGTCTGAAAGAATCCATTCTCACTTATCTTTTTACTACAAAAACAAAGAAAACAATCTCGGAACTGATGAAAGAAGTTCCGGCACTCGAAGGACTTGCAAATCAGAAAGTCACAGCACTTGTGAGAGCGCTGAAAGATGATGGTCTGGTTGTAAGAATCGAAGAAAAGCGGAAAGCGTATTTCGCTTATAACTCTTCTGAGGAAGAAGAGTAAAGAAAAAAAATCAAGGGGAAATGAAAATTTCCCCTTGACAATCTCAATCGGCTGTGATAGAATAAGGTATAAGCTAAAGAGAGGAGATAAAACAGCATGAATGAAAAACTGATTGCAAAGCAAATGAAATTGCTCGGTTTAACAAGAGAAGAAGCAATTCAGCTGATTGAAGATGATGAGCGGATTGATAAAGGCGAAAAGCTTTTTGATTTATCTAAGGAACAGGAAAAAGCTTCCAAGAAAGCAAGACAGGTTGAAAGAAAGGTGACAGCTTATAAGTTTGATACTTCCAAGAGGGAAAAGAAAAAGAATCCAGACAAGGAAGAACTGGTTTCAACCATGATTCAAGCGTTGTCTGACAGTTTGGGAATTGCGGTTGATGAAGTTGCGAACCCAGAAAGAGAGTTTGTTTTTCACTTCCATGATACAAAATACAAAGTGGTTTTGAGCGCCCCCAGAAAATAGGGGGCGAAAAACCAAAAAATAGGAAAAGCGCAAAGGAGATAAAAACATGAAACATTTCGGTTTAGTAATTGACAAAAATGCAGATAATATTCTTTTGGATTTAGAAACAGGCGAGATTCTCGCAAAGGGTAAAAGCGCAATACAGGCGCATCTGTTGGAGCATGAAAACCGCTTTACTCTACAGCTGGTTTAGGAAAATGACCCCAGAAAATAGGGGTCATTTTTTTGTGCAAATTGCCTATTGACAAAATCCAAAAGGTGGAGTATAATTGGGCCGCCCGATTACGCTTGCGCTGGGCGGTTTTTGTGCAGTTTGTATAGTTCAGAGTTTTTCTTTTGGAAATCTTTATGCAAAATTTTTTAAACGAATTTCCCGAAATGGGTTGACAAAATGACACGTAGGCATTATAATAGTCTTATCAAATGAAAGAGAGGTAATGAAAATGGTAGATAAATATTACATGACAATCAATGGAGCTGAATATAACGCACTGTTCGCTGACCCGTTTGAGGCGGCTGACTTCCTCGATGCGAATGACGCCGATGGCAACGTGACCATCATCAACCGCATCCAGTCCATGACTCCTCAGGAGGCTTTGGATGATCCGGAGTTCGACACTGGATACAAGGCTGAGGTAGTAGCCGCTGTACTCATCCCGAACCATCGTCAGTATACCAAGAGCGAACAGCTGATTGACCTGCTGAAAGGCTTAGGCTATCAACTGTAAACCTAAGGCTAGCCCAAAAGCTTGGGCTGGCCGCTCACTGCTGACGCGGCCAGAATTTCGATTATACCACAGGCTTCAGCATTTTGTCAAGCAAAACCGGTGAAAAAACTGCACAAATATTTTTCCCAAAATTTATGCAGTTTGCCGATTGTGTTTTTGGGGCAGATGTGGTATTATAATAATGTCAAGAGGGAAGAGAAAAGCTTCCAAAAGAAAAGAAAAAAAATAAAAAAAAAACTCTTGACAAGCTAAACAAGAAGTGTTATAATAAAGACATCAAGAAGGGAAATGAGTTTCCTAACAGTTGAACTTGGATAGGTTGTAATTGGCGGTCGGATGAGCCATCTCAAAAAAAAAAAATAAAAAAAAACTTCTTGACAAACACTTCAAAGCATGATATAATAAAAACATCAAAAGGAACAAGGAAAAAGTTCTAAAAACCAGAAAGGAATTGATACTATGACAAATAAGATGACAAACAAGAAAGCACTGGAAATCGCAATCGACCTTATGTATGCTCAGGAAAATCCTGACAGAGAAGCTATTGAGAAGCTTGAAAACATTCTTTACCAGACTAACAAGAAGAACTCTGCGTCAAGAAAGCCGACAGCAACGCAGGTTGCTAATGAAGGTCTTAAGACTGACATTATCGCTTTCCTGTCCGATGGCAAGAGAGCAACAGTAACAGAAATCATGAAGGGTGTGGCAAGCCTTAGCGGTCTGTCTAACCAGAAGGTTTCCGCTATTGTTAGACAGCTCAAGGAAGATGGGGTAGTTATCAGAACCGAGGAAAAGAGAAAGGTATATTTCTACCTTGCTAATCTTCCGGAAAGCAATGAGGAAACTGAGGAATAATCCTCAGTTTCCCCTAAAAGGGGGGTTAACAGCTAGTCTACACTATGATATAATAACAGTATCAAAAAGAAAGAGAGGAAAATAAAATGGATGTTTATGGTTTGGTAAATACTTCTTTAACGCTTGCAAGAATGATTGAGAATGAAAAGGCTCAAGATGCTAAGCATTTCGCAAATGCAAGATGCAAGCCCGGAAGTTGGGTAGGAGTTGCTGTATACGCAACTGACATGTGCCATGTGGAATGCACAGGAGAGGAGATAAGAGAAGCCGCATACTTCTACAGTTAAAGAAGCCTTCGGGCTTCTTTTTTTTGTGCAATTTTACTACTTGACAAATTCCAGAAGATGTGGTATAATTGGCCGGCCGTGGTCGCATGCGACGGCCGGTTTTTCGTCAATAGTCAGTCTGCACAAAATTTCTCCCTGATTTTTGGTAAAAGTGCACAATTGACATTTTCCCAAAATTTTGGTATAATTTCTTTAGAAAGTAAAGGAGGGAATAAACAATGGATGCTTTTAAGAGAGAAACAATGATAGGTTTTACTTGTTGGGATATCAATGCAAAGTGTGTTCATAATCGGAACAGGGCAAAAGACGCCCACATGGTAAAGCGGTCAGCAAGAAGAAAAAATCGAGAAAAGTTAAAAAAACTATTGACAGACCCTCAAATCTATGTTATAATGATTACATCAAATGAAGAAAGAGAGGAAATGTAAAATGACAAAAGTATCTTATCTGGTAAATGGAGTTGAAACCACAAATTATGCAGAGGCAGTTGCTTCTGGACTTCCTTATAAAGTGAAGTACACTACTTTTCAGATGGAAAGTGGAAATGAAGAAGTGAGAATTGCAAGATGCAAAAAAATCGCTAAAAAGTTTGGATTTGGGGGTTGACAAAACCCCGAATCCATGATATAATAACTACATCAAATGAAGAAAGGAAATGATAAAATGAAGGAAGTTACTTATTATGAAGCTAATGATGGAGCAAGATTCAATGATGAAGATGAATGCAGAAACTATGAATTTCAGCTTGCGCTGAATGCGGTTACTGGACAGTTTACTTTAGCAGATGAAGAAGGTAATTCGGTTGAGAGATTAGAAGATGCCTATTTCATCGGAACTAAAACCGAAGAAGCCGCTTTGTTTATCCAGTATTGGGGAGAGGAAGAAGGTCTTTCTAATCCTTTTGATAACTACAATGATTTGACCCCATCAGCTGGGCATTACTACTATTCACCCTCTGGAGAATGGAGAGATTTTGATATTGAGTATGAGAGAGTTATCAAAGTAAAGGAAATGTTTGGGGATTGAATCCCCAAACAAAAATCCAAAAAAAATAAAAAAAAAGCTTGACAAACCTAATAACCCATGATATAATAAATACATAAAGAACAAAGAAAACAAATAAAAGAAAGAAAGAGGTAGATACCATGACAAACAACAAAATGACAAACAAAGTAGCCCTTGAAATCGCAATCGAAGCAGTTAGAGCAACAGGCAATGAAGAAGCAGTTGCAAAGCTTGAGAAAATTCTTGAGCAGACCATTAAGAAAAATTCAGCAGAGCGCAAGCCGACTGCTACCCAGACTGCTAATGAAGGTCTGAAAAATGTTATCCTTACACATCTTGCGGGCGGTGCTTCCGCTACAATCTCCCAGATGATGAAGGAAATTCCGGAACTGGAAGGTTTGGCAAACCAGAAAGTAACAGCCCTTGTTAGACAGCTCAAAGATGAAGGTAAAGTTATCAGATTTGAGGAAAAGAGAAAAGCTTTCTTCAAGCTTGCGGAAATTGAGGAGGAGGAGTAATCCTCCCCTCCCCGTAGGGGAAAAGTTTTAAAAAACTCTTGACAGACCTAGAATTGTATGCTATACTTAATGTATCAAATGAAGAAAGGAAGTCGATAAAATGACACCACAGCAGATTGAAAAGGAAGTTTCCAAACAGATGAAGGTTTTAGGTCTGTCCAGAGATGAAGCACTTGCCCTTGTAATGGATGACCTTGAGGTTGACAAGATGTCAATGAAGGAAGTCACAAATGATTTGACAGAAGAACAGAAAAAGGTAGTTAAGGCGAATACTAAGACTGGTACAAAAACCACTACAAAGAAACCTACAACCTACAAATTCGAGAAAAAAAAGAAAGAAAACACCACAAAATCTGGTGTAATTGCACAAATTGCACAGTTTTTGCAGGAAAATTCCGAAATTTCCTATGAAAATGTCACAATTACTAATGCAGAAAGACAGATTTCTTTCCAAATTGGGGATGAAACCTATGAATTTACGCTTGTTCAGAAGCGAAAACCGAAAAAATAAAGAAAAAATCCCAAGAAATTGGGATTTTTCTCTTGACAATGATGTTTTTTCATGGTAAAATAAGTGTATCAAATGAAAGAGAGGTAAAAGAAATGAAAAAGCCAGTTGATTGGGATTGCATTGATGATAATTGGGATTGCCCTTACTATGCAGATGGGGGTTGCATGTTGCGGAATCCTTGGCGCGACTGTCCTGAGCAGGGGTTTATGGATGAGGATGAAGAAGAAGACTGAGGTCGGGCTGGGTGTAATGACACCCAGCCTTTTGCTTGCGCACGTCGCTTTAGCGCGTTGAAGCGTAACACTTTAACGAAGTAACGCGTTACTACTGCGCTGAATCAACGGGCCGTTCGGGAGCGAAGCGGCCCGAACTTCCGGCCGGACCCCCATATGCGAATTTTTTGCTCACTGTAGGTCGGTCTCATATGCGCGCCCATTTTCCCGAAACCCGAAACCTCCGGGCGGACCTAGCCCGGCGCCCGGAGCGACGCCTCATATGGCTCGTTTTTGCTCACCGTGGGACCGGCGCTACTTCATATGCTTCAAATTTTCTGGTCGTCGCTCTCTTCTAAGGCAATAGCGTAGCTACTCTGTAGCTAATCCAGAAGAGCAAAAGTTATCGATCGTGAGTACGTCTTTGACTTTTGTAAAAAAATTTGATATAATATAAAAAAATAAAAAATTTCCGGGCGCAATCTAAATCAAAAGATCCGCAATTGATTTTTTAAAAAATTTTTGTTATAATATATACATAAGATAAAGAAAAAAGAATGATTCCAAAAGGAGAAAGATATTATGATGAGTAAAGAGACGATTTTAGCAATGCTTCAGGATGGTAAGGACGCAGATGCAATCGCGCAGGAGTTTGTAGCAAACCTTAACGCAGCGATTGACGAGAAGAAGATCCAGGAGGAAGCAGATAAAAAGGTTGCTGAGAAGGCAGCGCGCGCAGAGGAACTTGCGCAGGATATTTTTTCATTTATCCATGATTTTTATCCGGACTTTGAGCTGGGCGGTCTGGTAGATCTGACTAAAGAGGATACTGCGGGATTCGGCACTGCGATTATTGAGATGTTTGATGCTGCTGCGGAGGAGATGAAGCAGCTTACTCCGTTTGTTAAATCTCTTGAAGCACTGATTCCGGCAGATAAGAAAGATAAACTGGATAATGCAGTAAAGGGAGATCCGATTGCGGACTTTCTTAAAGCAAGTGGGCTTCTGTAATTAAAAAAGCCACGATTATTTTTATATTTTGCCTCGCATGAACAAGTTTTCATGCGGGGTATTTTTTATTGCAAAAATTGACAATGAGAATAGCGTAGCTATGATTATAGAAGAAAGGAGAGAGTTTTAGAAACGATAACGATCTCGATAAATTGTGACACAGTGTTGGGGACCGGCCGGGCCACCCCATCTCTCCTTTTTTCTCCTTTTTCTCCATTTTTTCCATCTCTACTTTCTCCATCATTCATATTTTTCTCTATTCCCCTCAATCTTTCTTAATTTTTCCAAAAGACAATAAAAAAAAGAGGACTTTCGTCCTCCTTAAATATCTCTTTCCCTTGCCCATTTCAAAAAATCATCAATCGGCGCCATCATCTTCTCAAAATCAATTTCGCCAACTTCAGCTTCATAACTAGGCTCCGGCTCTTTAACCTTCTTTTTCGCTTTAGTCTTCTTTGGTTTTTCTACTTCCTTCGCTTTTTCTACTGGTTCATTAGAATCAAACCAAGGAAAAGAATTATTAAATTCTGTCACTTGTCCATATCGAGAACACTCCCCAATGACTCGATTCTTATAAACCAAATACATATCTCCATAAGATCCATTCTTAATAACAAGAAAAGCCTTATCATCTCTTTCAGTGGGTTTATATTCATTCCGCTCTACAACATAAACCGGCGTACCATGATAATTTCCAACATTACCTCTTCGCCTTGAAAAATCTTCAGGCATAACCATTCTCCTTTCATTTCTATTTAACTTTTATCTTTAAAATAATTATATCAAAAATTAAATAAAAAATCAATTACGGATTTTTCATTTCAAAATTCCATTTGTTCCTTGAGCGATTTTTCATTTCATTTTTCTAAATCCCTTCTTGGACCCTCGCTTCCACTTCCGCTTGAACGAAATATCGCACGGTAGAAATACAAATTTTGGAGCGAAGCGACAAAATTTGTATTTCCTATAAACTACTAAAATTGGAACGAAGTGACAATTTTTGTAGTTTTTGTATAGTAATAGAGCAAACTACAAATTTTTGTAGTAAACATTTAAAAATACAACATTACTACAAATTTTTACTACAAATTTTTGTAGTAAATCACAATACTTTCTACAAAAATTTGTAGCTAATTTTTATATTTTCTACAAAAATTTGTAGAAATCTCGCTACAAATTTTTTAATACTTTTATCACCGCAAAAATACAAATTTTTGTAGAAAATCACCTTATATTACTACAAATTTTTGTAGTAACTATTGAACAATTTTTACAAATTTTGTTTAAATCTATTTTTCCATCCTTCATTATGATAAATCGCATTTGTAGAAACTTCAAAGAAGTCAGCTATCTCCTTCGCGGACTTACCATCTCTCGCCAACTCCCTAACCGTCTCGTCATCTACTCTCTTTCTCCGACCATAATTTTTACCATTTTCTACTTTTTCTTGATATTTTTGTTGAGCATAATCTATTTTAGGTTTTATTAAAGTTTCAAATATTGGGACCATAATCGCATTATCTTTTGAATACTCACCCGCGCAACCATAGTCCATAATCATTTGCAGTAATGCATACCGATCCTCAGGATCTGCGATCTTATTAACGCACTCACGCCATTCCGGATAAAAAATAAAACTTCTTCCTTCATTCATTTTTTACCTCCCAAAACGACGTTTAAATCCTCTTTAAACTTATCTGTAACCTCAAAAATCCAACAATTATATTTGGGATTTTTAGGATTCGGCATAATACCTATTGGGATATTGCCCATTTCGACCAATTCATTCATAATATGTAATGAATAAATTATTTTGTTAATTTGCTGTTCCATATTAAATTTTTGTCTCCTTTGCTTTTGGAATTTTTGGTTTTCGTTAAAAACCGTCGGAAACCGATTATAAAAGTTTCCTTCGTTGGAATTTAAAGATTATTAAATAATTTTTTGTCTTTTTTGACCTATACTAATATTTTAAATCTATCTAGTTAATTAAAACTCTAATTGATTTTTCTTAAAAAATATTATATAATATTTATAGAAAGTAAGAAAGGATATAATATTTTATGGGAAGAATCTATATAAGCGACGATGATTTAGCTAATATCCTCGATTGGTATAATGTTAGAAAGGTAAAAGGTGTCTAATATGAGCGTTGATTTTAAAGCCGGTATCGCCCTTGGATTTGCGGTCACCCAAGCCGATATAAGAAAATATCCAAAATTGTATGATAGCGATTATATTATTTATACCAACTGTTATGAAGAAAATGATGAAATTATTTTCGGAAAGATTCTTCAGTCTTTAAGTGATGTCGGCATCGATCCTCTTGGTTCCGTAATTCCAACAGAAGATGATATAATCGAGATCTCCACTGAGTTTAATCGACTCGCTCCAGAGCTTTATGAAACCAGTTCTATTGGAACATATCTTTTCTTTTCAATAACTTAAAAGGAGTAAAATATGCCAGAAGAATATGAATTTATTTATCGAGTTATTATTCTTGATGAAGATAATGAACCAGAGACTGTTTATGGTTCGCTTATTGCATGTACCTATATAGAAGCCATGCAAACTCTTGTAACGGCCTATACCGATGATATGCTTGAGGCAAAGTTATTTCCAAACTCTCCAGCTTCTACCGTTGAATACTCTATCGAAGAATATAATCGTAAAATAAAAGAAGTTGAGGAGGATAGAAAACGATAATGAAAACAAATTATTGTAAAAATTGCGGTTTGCTCGTTCATGTGCCCGCAGGACTGATGTGCTTTCATCATAGATTCTTGATTAAAAATCCAGATGAATTTTACTGCGCAAACTTTAGTACACAGCAACCTGATACTTGTGATATATGTGGACAAATTATCATTAAAACCCAAAAAATCTTTGATGAAAACCATACTATTTGCCCTAACTGTTTTGAAAAATTGAATACATGTGTAACTTGTACAGATTTTAACTCAAAATGTGATTTTGATACAAATCCAATCGACATTCCGCAAATGATTACTAAAGAAGTCCGTAGAGGTCCGATGATATCAATGGGATCGATTGTAAATCCAGAAAGAGTTGAAAAAACATGTAAAGTAAATTGTCATTGTTATGATGATGAAAACGGTTGTTTGCGCAAAGCCGCACGATTCGTTTGTGATAAATATAAAACTGCTTATAAGCAGTAAAAAAGGAGAATATTATGATTTTTATTTTTGGATTCGCACTATTTGGTTTAATTGTTTGTTGGCATAATAGAGAATATCTTTTTGGAATCCTTTTTGCTTTTATTATGGGATTATTTGGTATTTTAGTCGCCAGCGCAGTTACATTTTTTGTACCTTCATCTTATATAAAAGTTTCAGATGAATATAATATTCCTATTATATCTATGCAAGATAATACAGGAGTTACTTATGTTGGTAGAACTTATAACTCAAATAATGAACTTAATTATTTTTATCTCTATGAAGATACTGAAGGAAAAGGAATTACTTTTAAATCAGTTTCTGCCAAAAAGAGTTATCTTCATTTTATAGAAGATAAAGATGAACAGCCTTATGTTCATATAAAACAATATTCAGTTACTTCATTTTTTAAATATCTTGCATTAGGTAGAGTTTATGATATTGAATATTATTTCTATATTCCAGAAGGCTCTGTAAAAAATAACTTTTTAATTGATTTACAAAATTAGGAGGACCGCAATATGGCACAGTATAAAATTTATGCCGGACTCGCTGGAGGGTTCGGTGGAGCAAACTACATGGAAACAGAATATTTTGATACAAAAGATCAGGCAGTTGAATATGCCTATGATCTTGCAGTTGAAGAATATAATTCTTATGCAGGTCTTTATGGTCTTTTCTCTTGGACAGACTGCTATAAAAGAGCAGTTGAAGATGGATTGGAAGGAGAAGAAGCTGATGAATATGCAACAGAATTTTATGAAGAAGAAATGTCAACATGGCTTGATTATTATGTTGAGGAGGTAATTTAATGAATGATACAAACATAATTAAAGGCTGTCCTTTCTGCGGAATGGAAGCTAAAGATATTTTAATTGTTTCTCCTTTTGGAGATAAAATCGGAAATACCTATGTACAATGTCCAAACGGGCTTTGTAGAGCTATGGTAAGGGGTAAAACTAAAGAAGAAGCTATTAATAAATGGAATCGTCGAATTTAATATTTACTTATAATATACCAAAAAAATCAGAAAAAATCAATGAAGAGAGGATAAGATGATGAAACGTTTATGGAAAATAATTGCGGTTTTCCTTATTGTAACTTTTTGTTTAACCGGTTGTGCGGACCAGACTGTCACGCATATCGAATCTACAAGTGATGATGATACAGAATTTTCATTTGCGGCGACCTTTTATGATAATTATGGAACTCAGTGGCTTGAGGTTTCCGGAACTTCATTTGATATTAAGCCAAATAAAGTAAAAGAATATGCATATGATACTTCTGGAAAATGGACCTATTCATATTCAACATCTTCCGTTATGTCAGTTTCTATTGATGGAAATGATATAGAATCTTGTGGAAGCACAATTATTTTTGCAGATAAATCTCTTACAAAGTATGATTGCGAGCTTCCAGAAGATGAAGTAACTTTATCAACAGGTGATTCAGTTGAAATTTCTATCCCTAATAGCTTGCGGGCTTCCGATTATTGGACCCTTCATTGGTGGTGGAAAACCGCAAATTATGCGAATAAGAAAACTGGAAGCAAAATTGTAATAATTCAGTCTCAGAATGGAAATCCAATTTGTATGTATATGGGTGATAATGTAACTTGGGAGCTTTCTACAAATCTACCTAAAACTACAGAAGTCAATATTGACGGGAAAATGGTTTATATTCACAGAGCTAATTTTGCAATTATTGATACATCAATTTTTGAATAAAATAAAAGGACTTTTGCTAATGGCAAAAGTCCTTTTTTGATTTTTTATAAAAATTTTGTTATAATATTTATAGAAAGTTAAGAAAGGAATGGTAAAAATATGGCAGTTGCAAAAAGTTTTCAGAGTATGGAAATCACTACAGAACCTTATAAAGTAAGTGGTCGTATGTATGTTAAAGTTCGTAACCCTAAGACAGGTGCAGAGCGTCAGGTTCGTTGGTATACAGACCAGCAGTATGAAAAGATGTATGGCGTTGAGGCTCCAACAGATCATAGCAATGATCCATATTGGAAATCTCAGAAAGAACTTTTAGGTTTTTCTGAAGGATACATTACCATTTTTAAAGGAGATACTTATTCTTATAAGGAATGGTTTAAAGAACACGGCGCAATTTATCGTAAACTTTGGGGTTGGTGCTTCAAATCCACTGATGAAATTCCAGAACTTCCAGAAGGTCTTACAGCAGTTCGTCTTGAATGGGCGAAAGTGGGCAGCAATGAAACAGAGAAACTTTTTAATGATGATATTGTGCAGCGAGAAGTTGAAGCCGCACTTTATGAAGAGTCTCCTTCTCAGTTTCAGGGTAAAATTGGAGATCGTATTGAACTTAAAGTAACCATTGTTAAAATGTTTGGAATTGAGAGTCGATTCGGTCATAGTAATGTCCATATTATGCAGGACGCAGATATGAATGAATATGTTTGGATTACTGCATCTCGAGCTTGGGAAGCTGGTAGTGAAAAACATATAAAAGGCACCAT